GTAACTTAAAAATCTTGGAGTGCTTACAAGTATTATTTTCCCATTAACATTCATCACTGATGGTATTAAATATAGCAATATATCTCTATTCTTTATAGTTGCCATTTCTGATATAACCAATATATCTAAGTTTCCACCAATTTTTGTGTCTGCATTTTGAGCGTCTACAAAATATATAATAGATCCGTTTTTGAATCTTAGAGAGTTATCAGAGTGATACAATTTTCCAGACTTCTCTGGCAGTAATAGACATTCTTTGTCAATGACTTCCTCGATTATCCTTTTTCTATCATTCGTAAAACCATCTAATATCATCATTTTACCTTGCTTCATTGTAGGAAACATATAGTAAACGACTGTATTAGCTTTATTTAAACATTCTTCACAAGCTAAACTAAAAGCAAGCAGGTCTTTACCTAGACGCCTAGCCCAGCAAATTATGAAAAAGTTATATAATCCAGATTTGAATGTATCTATAATTTTCTTCTGATAATCTCTAGCTTTAAATACAAAAAATTTTAATCTTTCTTTTTTTCTTCTGTCTAATTCATTTTTAAAGAAGTTATATATCTTATTCATTTTCATCAACTTCTTTTGATTTTTCTATTATCTGTAAAATCTTTTCTATATCATCATCTGTTAAGTTTGCAAGTTCTTCACTTATGATATTTAATCTATTATCTTTATACTTAGCTTTTTCTAGCTCAAATCTCTCTAATCTTTCTAATCTATTAAGTTCAAATATTTCTTGTTCTGTTAGTTCATTTTGTTTTAATGTGTCTTGTAACTCTTTGGATATTCCAAATTCTCTTAGTTTTTGCCAAATTCTTTCTTTAGCTTCTGTATTTATATAAAATCTATCTTCTTTATTTTGTTCTATCTCTTTACTGTATTTCTCTCTTAAAGATTTTAAATAGTCTAGTTGCTTAACTTGTAATTTCTCTTTACTGCTTATATCTCCAACTGTACTCTTTGCTAATCCGACTTTGTCCGATACAACTCTTATTGTTTCTCCAGCTTCTATTAACACTTTTGCTTTTTCTCTTTTCTTTTTTTTTCGTAGTAAAATCTTTTCTATATCTCTCTACTGTTCTTATACTTATGTTTAAATACTCAGCTATTTCTTTATTGCTTTTATTCTCTATTATTAATTTATAAACTTCTTGTCTTGTACTCACATCTTTTAAAACCTCCTGGGAGAAAAAATAAAAAAATGGGATACATAAAAAGTTAATTTACATTTTGTAAATCTTCTTCTTATATATCCCATCTACTTTTAATTAAAATTTTGATT